ATCTGTAGTAGGTAGAGGAGAAGTTCTTGAACAGCCTCATTGACTTCATTTTCGTCTGATATTAGTCCGTAAGCCATAGTCCGAAACTTATCTGATAGCTTTGATATTTCTAAATATATATCATTCATTAAAATAGTTTTGATTGTGAAAGTCTGTCTTTAATTTTATTATTCGCAAATTCACATTGTTTTTTTGATAATTCACTACCTATAAAATTAATATTCTGCTCAATACAGCCTAATGCAGTTGTTCCTGTTCCCATAAAACTATCATAAACTAGACTATCTTTAGGCACATAGATATTTAATAAGTTTCTAACTAAGTCGGTACTGAAAGTTGCCTTGTTAAGATTATTACTTCCGTCATTATTACTAGCATTTATTATATTGTAAAATACTTCATAAAATTTTTGCTCTTTATCTGAAATTGTTATGACTTTTTTATTACTATTGAAACTCATAAAGTCATCTTTTCTTACAATAACAAAAACAAATTCACAAATTCTAGTGAGTTTATTTTTACTTGTAGTATTTGGAAGTGCTGTTTTCTTTTTCCAAACTATACAGTCAGCAATCATAAATTGAGTTTCTTTTATTATCTCAGCAAGTAGCAGCCATAGTACACTTGGATTTTCATTTCCGTAACTTATATTGTAAAGTACACAACCATTTTTAGATAATACAGTTTCGTATTTATTAAAAAGATTAATAGACCATTTTATATATTCATCAGTTGTTTTTGTATCTAAATACTCATCATATCTTTTTTCTTTACTATAAACCCTTTTCCCTTTTATTTTTTTATTTGAACTATATTCCACCCTTCCTCCTGTATTGTAAGGAGGACTAGTTAGTATGCAATCAATACTATTCAATTCCATTCTATCCATTGTAGAAAAACAATCTTCATTGTGTATTTGATTTATCATTCTTTAATTGGTTCTATCTTGTCAATCTTATCTACTGTGTCCTGTGTTAGTTCATCAAGAACTACTCTGTAAGCCCTTACTACTGCTGCATTACTTCTTGTTTCTACTCCTGCAAAGAATCCATTAGTAGCTACTGATAAATTTATAGGTATTATCAACAACCAATCCCAAAAGTTATTCTCTCTCTGTCCTTCTCCATAATGATTTGAATACTCCAAGATAATATCTACAACTTCTAAATAATTATTGTATCTACTTTTTGTACTAACTTCTTTTGCAAACTCTTTGCACATTGTAATATAAGTTTCAATGATTACTCGGTGTTCATTATTTGCGTAGATGGGTTCTATCATACGCCAAAGATAATCAATTTGTTACTCTATCCCTTTTTCTTCTTTTAAGTTTTCAACAAGGTTTTTGTAATAACTTATTTGTTCTTCATATTCTACTCTTGATACTTTATGTATAGTCCTAGCTAAAAATTCTAGTTCTTCTGCTGTACCTTCTCCATATTTTGCATCTATAGCTAATCCGAATTTATACTGCTCGCCCTGAGAATACATATTGCATTTTATACACTGTGTAGAACAATTTTCTTCATTGAAACGAGTAGCCATAAAACGCCTAGATTGGAAATGACCATTTTGCATACCATCTTTATAAAATCTTACCACCGAACAAGTTATGCACTGTACATAACCATATTCATTAGATTCCTTTATTCTGATAAAAAGGCTAAACCATTTATCAAGTTCCTTCTTTAGTTTACTAATTGTTTTCATATCCCAAGTCTTTACGCCATTTCTTTTGTAATTTGTTTTGCCTCAACATATACTTTCCACCTCTAAAAGAAGCATCTTCTTCCTGAAGCTTTGCTCTTGCTCTTTTTATACTTGGAGCTGATGTTAGTTTACTTGTCGCATATAATTTAAGGAATACAACTGCTTCAGTTTCAATTCCGCCAAAACCTAAAGCCACCATTTCTTCAGCCCATATATTTGCACAAAGTCTATTATCATCATCTTTAAGACTTGAGTCAAAGTCTAACCAATATTTAACTTTCTCTTTTGTTTTTGCTTTCATAATTTAGTGTAAGTCATTCATTATACATTCGTGTTGAAAATCACCATCTTCATTTATTTCCTCTAACTGATCATCAGTCATTGGTTTACTATCATAGTCTGCACTTACTATATAAGCATCACAGAAGTCAGGATAGTCTTTAGTGTCTATTCCATCTACTTCAATGTTATTAATTTTTTTATAGTCCATTTTTTCAGACTTCACAATGATTAACTTTTCTCCAAAACACTTTTTCATAATGTCGTTTAAATTATTTATTTTCATATCTATTTTCAATTCGTTTTTCTTCTGCTTTTATTAATTCTTTTGTATTTTTTATTGCTCTTTTCTTTTCTTCTTTTTGATTAACATACCAACCATAAGAATTTAAGTCTTTTTTAATTTCATTTTCTAGTCTTATATATAACATTTGTAGTTTAGTTTTCATTTCTTATCTTTTCTAGGTTGTCTAACTACAGGAACGTACCTATAGACATCAGGTTGTTTAAATCCAAACATCATTTGGAAGCTTCCTGTCTTTTCAGGACTGTATAATTCTTCTTTCTTCATTTCTTTAGCATTTTTAATTTCTAAAGCTCTCGCCTTTTATTACTACTACCTTACACTTTCTTAACCTATCTAAAGTTCTTTCATCATATCTTTTATTTAAATCTTCTGCATCCAAATTAGTTGTTATCAGTAAAGTCTTTGAACTATCTTCAGCATAAGAGATAGCATCAGAAACAGCATCAATCTTTGTTCCGTAATCATTCTTTAGACTTTCAGTTCCTAAGTCATCTATGATAATAAAGGTAGCTATATTTTTCTCTATTGCTACTAAGTCTTTTGCTGCTATACTTTTAAGAACTTTATTAGTCTTGGTTCTAAATATTGCAGGAATAACAAAGTTAAGAATAGTAGATTTACCTAAACCACATTCGCCCATTAACATTAGACCTCTACCTTTATTATCTACCATCCAATCAATTATTTCATCATAAGCAGGAAGATGATTGTAAATGTCTATCGTTCTATCATAGTGCTTAAAAGCCTTAACAAACATTTCCTTCAGTTCCTCTTTAGTTCCTAACCTAAACCTATTGTAAACTTTAGGTTTAAGAAATTCAGCTATTTTAAATGTATCTTCTATTGTTCTCATATTTTTTTTTAAAATGAACCATCCCCATAGTCTTTCCCTTTCTGATGAAAATGAGGGGTAGATCTGTCGTTAGTATTATTTTTATTATTTCTGCTTTTCTCCCAAGTTATTACGCAAGCTTTCCAATTCTTCATTTTGTTCTGACCTATGTACCAATCTTTACTTTCATAGAAATTAAAAAATGTTTCGCAATCTACATTATTCTTTCTTTCTTTACAGAACTCTTTAATATCAATTATTGAAGGTTTAACAAAACCAACCTTAGTATTACTATCTGTAAGATTAGTATTAGTTATATTTATATTAGTATTATCTGTAAACTTTTCTTTACTAGGGGTGTTAACCAAAGTTATTACCCTTGTATCTATTTGTTTACTACCCTGTTTATATATGTTAACACGCCTAATATGATTATTATCTTCAAGATTCTTAAGCCACTTTTGAATAGATACCCTACTAACTTCATATAGTCTGCAAAAGTATTCAGTTGATGCTGTGCATTTGCCATTCATATTACAAAGAGCAGTTATCTCAGCATAAAGTAATTTAGCGTTAGGTGTTAATGCTTTACTGTATCTGACTTCAGAAGTTAGAATTGCGTAGTAGTTAGGCTTTTCTTTCATAGGGTAATTATCTCAATTTCATATTTAAAATTCTGAAGTGCAAGTTTAACATTTTCTAATTGATTATAGAAGTCCCTGAAAGAAACTTTTATATCAGTACCTACTTCACCTGATTGAATCCTAATAGAAACTTGGTGTTTAGCACTATGACTAACATCATTCTTTCTTAAGTAGTCTTTAAGCTGTTGTAAGTCAAAGAAGGACTTTTTAGAATCTTCTATAGATTGAAAAGCATTAAATACTTTATTAAAAATTTCTCTGTATTTTGGAAAGGTTGCGTAGTTATGTTTATGCCTTTTCTCATAATGATATATTAAAGTTCTATCTCTACCAATAACCTTTGCTATTGTTGAATGTGGTATTTCATATTCTTTCCTAGCTATAACACTTGCTATTGATCTTGCCACCTGAAGCTCTTGTTTCCTACTTTTGTAGGCTAGAGAACCCTTACGCAAGCCTAACAAAGATGTTGTCAGGTTACATAAGTTTTTAAAGTTATCTTCTTGTGTCATCTTAGAATGGTAAATCATCAGATTCAGCTACTACAGGTGTTTCTTCCTTAGTATTCTTAGTAAACCACCAACCATCAATATTGTGGAAGTATTTTCCATTGTACTCTCTTGAAGATACGTTACACTTAATCAAGACTGAATCTCCTACTGATAACTTATTCAAGTCTTTGATTTTGTCATCTCCAAACGCTTGGATTGCAATATCAGGATTGTATTCTGCTCCTGTATCTACTACGATAACTTGCTTTTTCCATTGTTTACCTGCTTGACTGACTCCTGTTTCAGCAGGTGCAATTAATTTTACTGTTCCTTTTACTTCGTACATTTTTATTTCGCCTATGATTAGTGAGTAGGACTTTTCTCGGTTAAATTATTTTGTTGTATTAATCATTACTGTTAAAGTATTCTCCTGTTCCTTAGTCATATCGTATTTGCTCATTGACTCCTTTACTTGTTTACTTTTACCATCTGCAATTCCTTTAAGCATATTTTCTAACACCCTTACATTCATTGTTATTTTACCTACAGGTTTTGATGTTTTAGATTCATTCTTTTTATCCTGTGCTTTAGCATTTAAAACTTCATCAGCACTAGCAATAGCAACATCTAAACCAATACCTAAATTTCCTAAGGCACGTCCCCAAGCTGAAGTTTCGCAGTTTTCAATATAAGAGGTCTTGTTAATAAAAGAACTTCCTTTAGTTTCAGATGCTACTCCGTTAGATATAAGACAACCCTTATCGTCTAATATGGCAGCTTTAATCGTACACTTTTCATCAGTTAGCTCCACAAATTCAGTGGTTAATGCCCACCCCTTAAAGTGCTTTCTAAAATACTTTATTCTTTCGTTTACTTCAACATATTGTTTTCCGTGAATGTTAATTGTTTTCATTTTTATTCTTTATTTAATTTTATAGAGATAATCTCTTTACCTCCTTTGTAGATTGGTGCTTCTATTAGTTCGCCAGTATCTAAGTCAATTACATCAACTTTCAATGCAGCCTTATGCTTGTCTTTTAAAGCTTTTAGCCCTGCTTCCATAGATACTATCTCTATAATGTTTGAGTAGTCATAACGTCCTGCACTAGCCTTGTTAGTTATTTCAGCATCTCCGAACACAAACGTCTTTCCGTGTTTAGCTGCTTCAATGATTACTGACTCGTTTATTCTTACCTTTGCTTGCTTTACTATCTCTTCTAGCTTTTTAAGGCTTACAATAGCTTCTAAAGGGTTTATAGTACCATCTAATACTGAAGTAGTAATATTGTTTACCACTTCGTTCACTTTAATTGTTTTTAGTAATTCCATTTTTAAAATATTAAAGAGTCAATGAATCCTAATGTACCGCACATTAAGAGTAGTAGGATTGTAAATACTGCCATTACTCCAATAGAGAAAGCAAAGTCGTGTAGTTTTTTATTGTACCTTACTCTGTCTAGTTCTTGAACATCTTCCCTTTTGTAATTCCCTAAAGAATTTTTAGTAAAGAATTGTTCCTTTTCGCTTTCGTTCATATACTGAACTACTTTGCTTTTTAAATTTGTAATCTTAAAGTTTTTCATAATATTTGTATTGATTAATTATATGCAAATCTACACCTTTAAAGTTACTCACGCAATTATTAACAAGTTTATTTACAAAGTTATTAACAATTAAGGTGTTTACATCTAGGACGAACTTTATAGCTTGTCTAGTATATTAGTATTAAAAAGAAAAGAAAGTGCCTAAAACGGCTATAGGGCATACCTATAAAGGCATTAAAAGATTGATTGGTAGAGTTCCGTTGTTCAATACAACACTACAAGAAATTGATTGCTTCTTAAAGTTCTTTGCATAAGCTGCTGCGTAAGTCGTAGAATCTACACCACAACCAACCTGCATACCAAATACTTTGAAGCGTTTACCTACGAACCATTGAACATAAGCAAGGGTATGTGTATGACCACAAACAGAAGACATCAAGTTGTTCTTAGCTTTAGCTGCTGCTTGCCCTCCTTCTCCGTGTTCATATAGTACGTCATCATATATAACAGACTCGCACCAATTCCAATTAGGAGTTCCTAAGACTTCATTGTAAGACCTTATCCAAGCCGCAGGAATACCTCCTGACATAGCCTTACGACTAGCCATTCTATCGTGATTACCTATCATAACATCTGCATAAGGAAAAGCTTCATACCACTTTTGAATCTTCTTAATAGCAGTTTCAAGCTCTAGTCCTGAAGACATACCATCAGGATCAGGCTCGTGATATGAGAATCCGTGAGCATCAATAATATCTCCAATGAAGATAACTTGATTACAATTATGGATTTTGTATTGTTCTTTGCACCATTCAAGGTAGCCGTCTAAACAGAAAGGTTCGTGGAGGTCGCCAATGACTAGAATGTTTCTAACCTCTGACTTCCTCATTTCCTGAATGACTGCTATCTCGTTAGGCTTTAATCTGTATCGGTTATTTTTTAGCAACGTCTGCAATTCCTTGTCCAACAATAAGAACTAAGATAGCGTGATATAACTCTTTTGCTGTATCAGCATCAACTCCTAAGTAAGTTACCAAAGCAGGAACTACTACTGAACTGATTGCGTACCAAAACTTCTTAGACTTTAACATCTGTCCAATAAGATACTTTGAGAAAAACTTTTTCATATTATTTATTTTTAATTATTAAATTTATATTTTCACCGCCTAAATTAACTATTTCTTTGATTAGTAAGTCCATAGCTAACGTAGAGTTATTAACAGCGTCCTGTTTGCTTCCTAGTCCTACTAGAATACAACCGCTTGTATCTTTAGGAAAGTTTCCTCTGTGGAATAATATCCAATCTCTATTAGGAACTTCTTGTACTAATAGGTGTAAGTAATCCCTAGTTCCTGATTCTCTTGGAAGTCTTAGTCTTACAGGGTATTCACCTTCAGGAATACAACTTATATTTCTTTCATTATTTATCCAAGGGTTTTCTAAAGTATCACACATCCTTTCCCCATTTAAAAAGAGTTCTCCTAAAGTGCTTTTGTCTGTAAAGGTTTTTCTTATAAGAAGTAGGTTAATCAAGTTTCATCTGTTCTTTTTGTGAAACCACCACTTATCTACTGTGTAGATTATAGACACAAGTAATAAGATTATTTTTAAAGCTACTTCTATATTAGTAAAGGTTGTTACGCTTAGTATTGTTGCATTTACTCCCACTACCTCTAGTGTTTCCTTTGCTATCTGTTTTATTGGCATCTTTTAAGTATGTCTTTAATTTGGTAATATTAATAGGTTTTGTCTTGTAGTGTTTCTTCATTAATCTGAAGCGTTTAGAAAGTTTCTTAAAGTAAGTCCTGTTCCTTGTTGAGTTGGTCTTTCAAGGTTCATTCCGTTGTAGTATGCGTTTCTATCAGGATCAACATCTGAGCCACTGTTCGTATTGTATTCAGGAAATAATGATATATTATTACAGATATAGTCTATCATTCTTTCTGTATAGTATTCAGCTGTATTTCTAACTTCTTCTCGTAGGTGTTGTGCTTCCTCCGTGGTTAAACTATTCCCAGTTTCAGAGGTTTTGGAATAGATATTTCCATTTTCTACCTTAAAACGAAGATATGGTATGCAATTATATAATGCCCAATTAGGAAGCATATCTCCAATGTAGTCATCTAATAAAGTCTTGTAAGCTTCATTACCAACTGCACCTACTGTACCTGCAACAATTAAGTCCTTTAGCTTTTGATTTAAATCTGTACCTAACTTAGTTTCTACATAGAGTTTTTGGCTCTGACGTAAATACGGCAAAAGTAAATCAGTTGAAACATTAAGATTGATTGCTGTAGAGTCTTTTAATTTAGCCTCTGAAATAAATAGTACATAGCTCATAGTTATCTTGGTTCTAAAAATCCGTTATTTTTCATTCTCTTTGGTGGTCTTGCTACTAAGTTATCATTCTTTTCAGCTGTAAAACCTTCTGACTTAGCTTTTGTATATCCTATTAATTGTTTAGAAGATATATTACTTTTAGCACCTCTTAATGAAGTCTTATAAATTTGTCTTAGCCAATAATGATGACAATTACCTCCGCCTTTGTAAAGCTCTAACTTATTGTTTTTCAATGAGTTACAGCAATCTTTAACTTGATCAGCTAACCAAATTGAATAAGTTGCAGCTCCTCTTGCACCCCATCCTGGATTTACTGCTATGTCATTTAATCTTATAATATCTTCCTTTCTGTATATCTTTTTAGCAGCCATCATTAATTTGCAAAATTCCCTAGTTTCACCTTCTTGACTTAAAAAATTATCTTTAGTATATAAATACCTTACTTTGTAAAATTCATTATCTGACTTATTTGTTCCATCTTGTGAACTTCTAGCATTAGGTCTAGCTGTACCTGTTGAAGCCAACTCTAATTTTTCATTAGCTACATCATTTAATACCTGCTCAAAATTAAAGTCTTGATGCTCTCCGTCTACTACTTCTTCTTCTATTAGTTCCCATTCTTCAGGCATATCTTCACCAAACTCCTCTATAAACTTAGAAAGCTCTGTAGCTTCTTTATGCCCTTCACAAGCCATATAGACTGTCTTACCTTCGTATTCGTGTTCGTGGTAACCTTCACACCCTAAAGTTTTTGCACTAGCTAAGGCTTCTTCTATGGTATCAAAAACAGGCTTTCCGTCAATCATTCCTACTTTTGCAAACTCCTCTTTTATTTCAACAGATTCTTCTTTATCTAACGGAACTAAACCTAACGATTCTCTTATTTCTGAAGTTGTCATAACTTCCCTTATAGTCTTAGAGTCAAATTGAATTGTAATTGGA